GCTTATGCACCTAAAGAAAAGTTTTTAGTTCGTTTAGAACAACAACCAGATTTAACTGATAGATCATTTGCAATAACTTTACCAAGAATAGGATTTGAAATATCAGGATTACAATATGATCCTAGTAGAAAGTTAACAAGAGTTCATAAGTTTAGAAAAACAAAAGTAGATTTATCTAGAGCACAATCATCCGCTCTATTAGATAGAGTACAAATGGAAGATGAGAGTGGTCTTGTTATATTAGAAAAAGCAAATGCTACTACAGGTCATGCAGAATATATATTACATGAAACAGATTCTAGTGGTGTAGCTTCTTCAGGAACAAAAAATAGTTTTAACTATACACCTGTACCATATAACATAAGTTTAAATGTTTATGCCTTTACAGCAACTGCTGAAAATGGTTTACAAATTGTAGAACAAATTTTACCTTTCTTTCAACCAGATTATACGGTTACAGTAAATGTTTTACCTGAAATGAATATAAAAAGAGACGTACCAATTGTTCTTAACACTATTAATTATGAAGATAGTTATGATGGTGCTTTTACAAATAGAAGAGCAGTAATATATACAATGAATTTTACAGCGAAGACATACTTATTTGGTCCTACTTCTAATGCAGGTGTTATCAAAAAAGTACAATCAGAATTATATACATCTTCAAATTGGGATACTGCTTCACGTGAAGAAAGAATAATAGTTGTGCCTGATCCAATAACAGCTGACGCTGATGATGATTTTGGATTTACAACAACTATAAGTAATTATACCGATGGTAAAAAATATAACCCAAAAACTGGACAAGATGAGTAAATATTATGAGCAATATAGAAGAAAAAGTAAATGAAATTTTAGGTATTGAGACTGCAACTGAAAACGCTGTGGTAGAAAAAAAAGAATTTAAACCTCTAGTTCCTAGAGTTGAAGATAAAGATAAGACAGACGTAGATAACGATTACAAATATAGTAGAGATAACTATTTCCATTTAATAGATAAAGGTAATGAAGCTATTGATGGTATATTAGAAATTGCAAAAGAAGGCCAACACCCTAGAGCATATGAAGTTGCAGGACAATTATTAGGACAAGTTGCAACTACAGTTGATAAATTACAAGACTTACAAAAGAAATTAAAAGAATTAAAAGAAGTACCAAAGATTGCAAGTACAAATGTTAAGAATGCTCTTTTTGTTGGATCAACTGCTGAATTACAAAAGATGTTAAATAGAAAACAAGAAGATGAGAATATTGAAAGCAAAAACGTTACACCCGAACAAAAGGATAATACCGATAAGTGATATAACTTATCTTAAAACTCACGGCGTACCGTTAAAAGAATTAATTGATGGACAAGAATTGATTAACCCTATAGAGGTTTACACACATAAAATAAGTGAGAATATTAGATATGGAGTTAATGGAAAAATATATATGGAGAAAAAGTGGAGTGTACATAAAGGCAACCAAAGATTAAAAGCTGCCTTAAAATTAGGTTACACACACATAGAGGCAATAGTAATAAATGAGTGAAGCATATTTAGGAAACCCGAATTTAAAAAAGATTAATACACCACAACATTTTAGTAAAGAACAAATATTAGAATATCAAAAGTGTGCTGAGAACCCTATTTACTTTATGGAAAATTATATCCAGATTGTATCACTTGACGAGGGTTTAATACCTTTTAAGATGTATCCTTTTCAAAAGACAATAGTAAATACGATACATGATAATAGATTTACAATCTGTAAACTACCAAGACAATCAGGAAAATCCACAACAACAGTATCATATCTTTTACATTTTGCATTATTTAATCCAAATAGTAATATTGCCATACTTGCCAATAAGTCCTCTACTGCTAGAGATATTTTAAGTAGAGTACAATTAGCATATGAAAATTTACCAAAGTGGTTACAACAAGGTGTAATTAATTGGAACAAAGGTAATATAGAATTAGAAAACAAATCAGTTATTGTGGCGGCTGCTACATCTTCAAGTGCTATCCGAGGTGGTTCATATAATATAATATTTCTTGACGAGTTTGCTTTCGTACCTACTAATATTGCTGAATTGTTTTTTAGTTCAGTTTATCCTACAATATCTGCTGGTACAAAAACTAAAATGGTTATAGTATCTACACCTTATGGTATGAATATGTTTTATAAACTTTGGATGGATTCTCAATCCAAGAAAAATGATTATATACCTATTGAAGTACATTGGAGTGAAGTACCAGGACGTGATGAAAAATGGAAAGAACAAACTATACGTAATACAAGTGAGGAACAATTTCAACAAGAGTTTGAGTGTGAGTTTTTAGGTTCTGTAAATACTTTAATATCAGCTACTAAAATTAAACAAATACCTATTATAAATCCTATAAAATCGGCTCAAGGTGTTGATATATACGAAGATAAAATAGAAGGACATACTTATGTTTGTACAGTGGACGTTTCAAGAGGTGTTGATAAAGATTATTCTGCCTTTCTGGTATTTGATGTATCTAAAATGCCTTACAAAGTTGTGGCCAAATATAGAAGTAACGAGATTAAACCCTTTGTATTTCCTAATATAATTAACAGAGTATGTTTAGCATATAATCATGCTCATATATTAACAGAGGTTAATGATATAGGTCAGCAAGTAGCAGAGGCTTTACAGTTTGAAATTGAATATCCTAATATATTAATGACTACTCAAAAAGGTCGTGCTGGTCAAATATTAGGTGCAATGTTTAGTGGTCGTGGTTCATCTATGGGTGTTCGTATGACAAAACAGATAAAAAGAGTTGGTTGTTCTAACTTAAAAACTGTAGTTGAAGGAGATAAACTTATAATAAATGATTGGCATATTATACAGGAGATGTCAACCTTTACTAAAAGAGGCCAAAGTTGGCAGGCTGAAGACGGATCAAATGATGATTTAATGATGTGTTTAGTCATATTTGGTTGGTTATCTAATCAACCTTTCTTTAAAGAATTGTCTAATACTAATGCTCGTTTAAAAATGTATGAGGAACAAAAGAATTTGATAGAGCAAGACATGGCACCGTTTGGTTTTGTAGACGATGGTGTTCACGATCCAGAGGAAGATGAGGAAGCTGTTGATGAATATGGTACCAGGTGGTTTCCGGCAACAAGAAAAGGTCAATAGTCTACAATATCCAACATTTATAAATACCTTTAACTGATACGTTTAAATATGGGCGTAAGAAAACTTACGATTTGTGAAATATACAATTAATAATTAGCTAATTAAGAGGAGAATAACCTATGGCATTTCAAGTATCACCAGGCGTTCTCGTTCAGGAGAAAGATTTAACAAGAATCATTCCCGCTGTATCAACATCAATTGGTGCCTTTGCTGGCGAGTTCAGAAAAGGTCCTTTAGATGAGGTTACATCAATCTCTAGTGAGCAAGAGTTAGTAACAGTTTTCGGCAAACCGGATTCAAATAATTTTGAATCTTTTTTTACAGCTGCAAACTTTTTATCTTACTCTAACGCATTAAGAGTTGTACGAGCACAAAATACTGGTTTAGCAAACGCTTCCGTTTCAGGAAGTTTGTTTGTGGTAAAGAACACACAAGACTATCAGGATAACTATTCTGGTGGAGCGGCTACAGTTGGAGAATGGGCAGCTAGAACAGCAGGAGCTTGGGGTAATACCTTAAAAGTTTCTGTATGTCACAGCGCAACAGGTTTTCAAGAAGACGCTAAAACAACAATCGCTGACACAGCTATGGCTGTTGGTCATACGACAGTAACATTAACATCTGGAACAGGCTTTAACGTAGGAGACATAGTTGAGTTTTCTAAAACAGCTGCAGGTTCAGATTATGATGGTTACAAATATAAAATAACAAGTATCGCAACAAACGATATTACATTTACAAGAGCAGACACAGGTCAAGGTGGATTACATATAGTTCCAGCTAATGGTGCAAACGTAAAGAGACTTTGGGAATACTATGACATGGTGTCAAGTGCTCCTGGAACATCTCCATTTGCAACTTCAAAAGCAGCTACTAACGATGAAATGCACGTGGTCGTGGTAGACGAAGATGGCG